GTTAGGTGGCTATAAAGTAGAAAAATAGGCGTTAAGTTAAATTTAATGATCTAGTAGCAACATTTTTCATAAACTTAGCGTAATAAAACTTAAATTAGACTTTTTTCAAATATCTTTTAGCAACCCAACCACTAGGAATCTTTGCCCAATCGCCATCGAATTTAGACACCGTAACACGAGTACCATAATTAATACAGCCATCTTTATCGTAATCGTGAGCCTTAGCATCCTTAGTTAATTCGTTGTGTGTCTTGACTCTATATTTCATTCCTGGTCCTGTACGGACCTTTAAGTCGCTAGCAGTAATCATATAAGTACCTAAAGTGCTAGATGCGTTACTCTGTGGCTTAGGTGTAGGAGTTTCAACGTGTTCATTGACACTCTTATTTAATATACCTTCTACAATTGCCTTTGCGCACTTGTCAGCGTTCCAATGAGCCTTATCTGTGGCATTGTCAACAAAGCAGCACTCAACAAGTAGTGCTGGAGAATTAGTCTTTCTAATTACATAAAGGTTTTTAGAAACCTTAACACCTCTATTTCTAATACCTAGGGTGTTAGAAATGTTCTTGGCGATTCTTTCAGCTTCATCTTTGGCTTTTGATTTGCCGCTATAGACATATACCTCTGTACCTGTTCCGCCTCCAGCGTTGAGATGAATAGAAACATCTAAGTTAACCTTATGATCATTACACTTACTTACAATTGCTTTAAGATTTGAATTCTGGTCTTTTCCGTTATCATCTGTACAGTCATAGACTGTGTGCCCTTCATTTCTTAATAATTCAATGACCTTGTTCTTGACTGCTCTGTCTTCGTTGACTTCATCAAGTAAACCACTTGCTCCACGACATTTTAAACTATGTCCACCGTGAATGTTAAAATTCATAATTAATCCTCCTCAAAATATGCGCCAATTCCATAATTATCGGCACACATATATTCTATTCTGCATCCTCGTGCAGTATTCCAGCCTTTTAAAAAGTAAGCCACATCGGCAGTTGATAATAATTCAATAGATTTTCCAAGGTACCACAAAGGAGTGCCTCCACCATCAATATAACTATCAATAATTTCAACATCATCACCATAGAGACTTTTAATTTTTTTGACTGCTTTCATTCTATTATGTCTGATTTCTTCTTCAGACAGATCTTTCATAGGTTGTGAAATAAAGATTTTCATTTGTTATACCTCATATTTTATAATTGGCGCTTTTGCCTTGATTACATTGATATCTCCTAAAGAGATATGAAAAACATCTCCAGCACTTGAAAAAGCACGGCATTCATAAGAAAGCTCGTTTCTACTTCTGCCTAGTGTATCTGTGGGATCTATTCGTGCAGTGATGACATTATCCTTTATGGTTGTTTCTTTTCTTCTTATCTCATCACCATCGATAATAACAAGAAGCGCCTTATATTCATTGAAATTAAAAGGCTCGCCATCAGACGAGCACGAAAATCTGATAAGATGTGTAGTTCCTTCAATCACATCTATATCACGCTTATTGCAATTCATTTATTCATCTCCTTCAAAAGGCGAAACCTTTCCGATATCTATATGCATTATGTTGCTTACTTCAATTTCAGCATCTAATGCAGTTTGTGCAGCTATATTGATATTCCTATGATCAGCATCTATTGAAGCATTAGCATGTGTAGACTTGCTAATATCCACATCTACAGTATGAGAGACTTCTATATCTATTTCGGTGGACTGAGCCTCGTCTGGTCCTGAATAAAGGAAGAGAGTGAACCATCCTCTACTCATCCCGACCACACTCCATCTGCAGATTTAGCATAGATTCTAATAAGATAATCACCATCACCCTTAGATAATTCTGTATCCAACACACTTACTACTCCTGTACTGCCTGTTTTTAGATCAGTGCCACTTTCCACAAGCAATCCTATTCCTCTACCGGAAGATTCACCGTCGCGTGTTGCACGTGCCTCCCACTCTACTATATCGATATCACAATGAAATCTGCAGATACACTCATTTATTCCTAGTATCCTAGATATTCGATATTTATCAATGCTATCAATCGTCACAACAGGAGCCTCTGCTAGTCTGTAAGTTACTGTGATAAGACCATCAGTAAGCCACACATTACCAACAGCAGCCCACGATGTTCCCCAGGCGTCACATTCTACGGAGCCATCAAGTGATGTGCCAAAGTCGATAGTTATACTGGTAGTCTTCTTATATTGTGCCCCACTATTTACAGTGAATCTAACTGCATTGGCATATGTATATGAACAGTTAAATATCCCTGTGAATTTTACATTGATGACTATCGCATTAGAGGGAAGAGAAGGAACAGTCCATGTAACCTTCTCTTTGTTGTGCCCACTTCCTGCAATATGAATATTAGGCATTGTGGCTTCTGCGGTTACTGTATATTCTTGCGCCATATCGTTATGCTACTGACCAAGTACCGTGTGCATTCTTCACGAATACCTTGATGATCTTCTCACCATCACCACTTGAAGCAGCTTCAAGGTCTTTACCGTAAATCTTACAAGAGATAGCTGTACTAGCCTTAAATGTACCTGTTGCATTCATGTTAGTAGACCCGTTTACTGTTCCTATTAATGTACCAGCGTCATGTAATGACGATTTAGATGGCACCACCTTAATCTTATATTCTGTGAATGCAACATCTGAAGTGAAGCTGAATGTAGCCACGTTTTTAGGTGCTGTCTTAGAGATTCTAGAGACATCCGGTCCGATAATTGTTACCGCTGGCACTGAAGTATCTAATGTGATGGTAGCAGATGCAGCAGCAGTCTCATTGCAGACATCATCACGTACTTTTACGTAAATATTCTTGAGTCCGTCACCTGTTGGAAGAGCAATACTTTTTGTCGCTGCAAAAGTCTCCCATGAAGCACTATCTTCAGATGATGCTCCATCAATCCCCCAAACCTTCATCTGATAACCGACAGTAGATGCATCAGTTAAAACAATACTTAATGTAACTGATTTAGATGTAGTGTACTGAGAGCCATTATTTAACTTGATAGTCAGCCCCTGGGGAGCAAGAGTATCAAGTGTTAGATTAAAATAACTTGCCATGATTATTCCTCCATCTTAATACACACATTCTTCTCTTTTCTGTATGCGTCTAGATACATTTCCTGTTTATCGCCGTTATATGTGCATTCAAAATACATACCGTCTGGCAGAGTAGTTGATAACAGTGCCTTGTTATTTTGCAGTGTCTTACACACCCACACCACATAGATATCGAAATCCTGTGGATCTTCTAGGTGTTCATCTGTATATCTTCTTACTTCCTCAACTGCAATCTTTAAAAATTCATCGTTGCCCATTATTCTTCTCCTTTTTTAATGGCATTTTCAGCCACTTCTAAACCTTTTGTAAGTACGGATGGTACGTTATCCCCTGCTTCAACGAAATTTTCAAGAATACTGCGTAACTCATTGATAATGAGAGATGCCAAAGTAAACCACCCAATATAGGCAGTAACCGCCAAGTCAATGCCTATAGTCTTACCAATTTCAATGAAGATAGCAGAAGCCAAGAATGCAACTAGAACCATTAACCAATAGCCGAGTTTCTTCCAAACTCCTCGCACCCCTTTGGCGCTGTTGTCTTTTCCTGTCAGTCTAGATTTTCTAACTCCTGTAATGTAGTCGATAATATTCAAGATTAAAAAACCAATAAATAAAAACCAGTGCGTACCTAATGCAGCTGTTAACACTGCTACAATAGTGCCTCCGATTGCGTTAATAGTATCCATATACTTCAATGATGTGTCGTATAATTTCATTTTATTACCTCTTTATTACATATTTTCTGCAATGATCCATGCATCTAGCTGAATCTGAGTGATGTTCGAATAACTCTGATAATTGTTGTGAGCAGAGTTACACTGCTTGATCTGCATATATAGCTCATTGCTGTTGTTTACATTGAATTTGACAGGAACGTCGAAGAATCCACCGTTAGCCTGTATGATTGCATTGGCATCCGTATACCCCATATTAGGGGCTCGCCAAGGAAATGCGTTAGTACGAACAGGAGTGTATAATTTAAACCCACTAGCTCCGTTAGAATTAAGATGCTTGACCGATGTATCAAATATAATACGATATATGTTTATGTCACCTAAACACTGTCCGTACATTGTTCCTGTAAATGTGCCACCATTTAAACCTACACTCAATTGTCTCTTATCAATTGCACTGCTGCCTGTGCCTAGAATATATCCTTTTAGATATTCTGCAATGTTTTCTAATCCCCACTCGTTTGGATGGATTCCATCTGAGCTCATCATATTTTCAAAAGACAGAATGTTCTCAGCACCTGGAACTAACACAAAAGGTTGGTTTTTATAGCACGCTTTTGCGGTGTATGCAGGCATCAATTTATATCTTAATGCAAATTGGTTATTTCTGTTTTTAAACGCGACTCCAAAAGGTGCAAAATGAACGATTGCATTAGGATAAGTACTTTGTACATATGATATAACTGAATCGATGTTGGTTTTGACAGTATCTATTTTGTCGCCATATGCCAGTTCATTATAGCCACCACCAATCAGTACATCTGTTACCATCTTCTTATTACCAACTTGAGACTCCACACCTTTGAGAAGTGTCAGAAAACTATTAGAAGAATTAGAAAAGGATGCACCACCTTTATGATTGATATAGATGTTGTCTGCAGTAAAGTGACAATTAACCAACTTACTTTTAAGTCTGTCGCACCACCCCATATAACTTCCGTCAGGTGTATATCCGTCTCCGTAGCTATCACCAATAAAAATCAGTTTTCTTTTGCTTCTGTTTTCTAGATTCATCTTAGTTCCTACCACCCTTTTTCCGTCGCCTGAATAGGCAATCAAACCTTCTTCAATGTTATCATCAGTTACTGTACTGTCTGATATATCAATCAATGTCTTGCCGTTATATATGACCTTGTTGATGCTCATATTATAACCACTCCTATGCGATTGTTACTGTAGTTCCGCCGGCAGAGTTTTCACTCTCAGCATATGGAATCGGATTAACAGTAACCTGTGATAAATAGTTATATCCTGTATCAGGCATGATTGTCTGTGTAGCGGTGCTTGGTGTCACTGTCTTCTGCTGAGGTTTAGCACCTTCAGTCCCTGACATAGTACCTTTGACACCTAAGATAGTAACTCCATCACGGATATTCGTAGGAATGATCTTCGCCTGTTCAGCAGTTGCAATCTGAACTTTTCCAGACCCATCATGGAACCCCTGTGGGATTGTATATGACTGTGCCTTAGTGGTGATATTTCCAGTAACGGACCCATTGTTCTTCATCGTACCAGTTAACTTAGTACCTCTAGCGTATGCAGTCTTTCCAGCAAGCATTTCAGCGACTGCTACAGTCGCATCGCTTGAATCCACATCAAATGTACAAGTACCTGTGACTGTGGCACCTGTCTTATCATGAAATGTTAGATCCTTCAATACTTTGTCTGCTGTCACAGTGTCACCTGTCAAGTCGATTAATGTCTTGCCACTATAGACGACCTTATTTATATGTTTAGTTTCTGCCATGTTATAATTCCTTTCCTATATAAACTGTATTTCCACCTTCATCGTTTGATGTCTCGAAGAAGGGGATTGCGCTAATAACCACATCTTTTTTCATTAGCTTATCTTTAGTATCTAGTTGTTGTTGTTTGATTGCTGGAACAACCTCATACTCTCCTAAATAAGCATCATAACTTTTGTCAACTTCAAAAAAATCATCATAATGGAATTTGAAGCCGTTTTCCATATCATGAACCTTAAACTTAAAAGATGCGTCATTAGTATGAAATTTTAACCTGAATCGAATATCATTAGACCTAAATTGCACATCAGATCACTCCATCTTTTAAAATCTTATCAACATATATTTTAATGATATCTGATGCGATAGCTTCACCATCTCTTGTAATTCCTCTCACCTGTGCTTCTGCCTGTAGATTCTCTTTTAATTTAAGAGTTTCTTCCTGTGTAAGGTGTATTTTTATCTGTCTTCCTTCAAGCCCTTCACATTCAATTTTTTTATTAAGCATAATTCGCTCATTTTGAGCAATCGTGAAATAAGCGTAAGAAAGTGTAGATACATCAAAAGGAAACTCACATGTTATTATTGGTGATGTACCTCTAATCATATGCATCACCTCCTACCTGAGCATCATGTGGCTACCTGAGAGCCATGTTCCTTTAGGAACGGTGCAAGTTTTCATTGTGAATACACAGAAACCGTTCTTTGCTCTGGAATACTTAAACCAGATTGGATAATCTGGACTAACAGAAATATCAAACATGAAAGCTGTATGTGTGTTAAGAACATTCTTCATTGTAGAATCATTTCCGAATTTTTCTCCATCAACTGTGGCCGTCATGTGCCAGTCATTTGATAGATTTCCATACCAGTAGAATTCCACAATAGTATCATTCCATTTAGCCTCTAACGTAATACCATTCTTGACATCGAGAACATCATGCCCATAGAATTTTGTTCCGCTTTCTTGTGTATTTACCTTATTAATAAGTTCTCTCATACTCATGTATTCCTGACATTTACGCTCAACAGATGTGATATTTAAGCCATCTAGATGCACAGCATATAATACTAAGTCTCTTGTACCTGTACCGCTGTATATGTCGGTCTGATTGTATGATGGTTCTGCTCCACCTGCCGGGCCTTTAATAACTGTAAGAGTATGAGTCTCTTTTGTGCCTGTGGTTGTAAATCTTGCTACAATCAAGTCAGTTCTCTTCACTCCACTTGTACCATTTTCAATGCGTACCGTTTCGCTCCCAACGATTCTCATAAAACGGCCATAGTTGCACAGGATGCCGTCATTAATCTTGATTTCATTGTTGGAAACAATTTCAGCCGTCATTCTGCTTCCTGCGTGTAAAATGCCCTGAAAGTCATATAACGCTAGATACATATAGCCATGAAGTTCGGCACTGACTTCAGCATCTGTAATATTAATGTTCTTTATCACTTCGCATCACCTACCTTATAAGAAATTGAAATATCATCATCACTAATCTTGATTATTTTTTGAGTTATAGGCTCTTTAAAAGATATGCCTGTTATATTTTCCTTTGCACCAACAATGTCAAAGAGTTCTGCATCATCAGCGTCAAAAGAGATTTCTAGCGTATCGCTCTCGTTTGCTTCTGCTACCTTCTCGGTCGCATTCTTGATTAATTCATCACGTTTTTCAACATTTACATCCTCATGTTTGTATGTCTTCCTGTTGAGCCCTGCATAAGTCTCATTGGATTCGCTCCATGATCCATCAGACTGAAGATACAAGTTAATTCTTAATCTATTCAGGAGTTCACCTTTTCCCAGACATAAAATATGATTATATGGCTTAGATTCGGTCTTTACTGTCATATCTATCTGATAGTCATTGTCATACTGCAAGATGTCACTTAAATCGTTGATTTTTTCAGCGCACAGATGGACTTTTCCGTCAATCTGATGCCTTATACATAATCTCGCATTACTCGCATCTAGTGACTTCTCTAGTGCTTGCAATAGATTAATATCTCTAACATCATATTTAATATTGATATTACTAGCGCCCACATTATCGACAGTATATAGACTGTCGAATCTGTCACCAATGAGAGTATTGATGCATGTATTAGCTTCAGCATTTAGATTCAAATATGCGCTTCCTGCTGGAGGCTGTACGTATTCCTTTTCTAGCAGCCCTCTAAACGTGACACCAATCATAGTAATAGTGTTATCTGATGTATTAATCTTCAATCTCTGGATTACTCCACCAATTTCAGTGTTCTCCTTATAGAAAAGAGACCCCACAGTAAACAAAGGGTCTCTATCTTCCAAGGATAATGTCAATTCAAAATCGTTCTTACTTACATCATACTTTCCTATCTCAATGTCAGCATCGAAATGAGTGAGGTATCCTAATTCGTTATAGTTAGCATCTGTATAGATATATTCTAATCCCACCTAGGCTCACCTCTTCTTTCAATCAAGACTATGTCAACTTTTTCAACTCCAACTATAGTTATGTCAAATGAGCCTTGAGGTATCTTCTTAAAAGCATCATATGACTTGTTACGACTGTTGAATATATTAGACTGCACTCCATTAGAAGAATATTTTGTGATAGTCTTCTTGAACGTGTCAATCTCTGCATATTCTTCAGCGTTCAAGGTCACGTATAACTGATAAGTGTTGTCACTGATATTAATAATAGGATTCGTACATCTTCCATATATTCGCATAATCATGTCTGTATCAGTAAATGATTCATTTACAATGTTGACCGTCTTCGGTACTGAATAAGTAAAAGGATATGCAAAAGGATACTTTGTAACAGTTCTCGAACTGCTGGAACTGAAATCAACAATGTAGGATGTCTCTCTTATCCAGTAAGAGTCATCTGTAGTGATTTCAACACTTAAATATAAGAGTCTCTTATCAATTAGATATTTGCTTTTAGTGGACTTGATTGCATAGCAATAATATTTATAACCATTGATTTCAAAATATCCTTTTTCTTTTTTAAGTATGTCTATTTCAAAATGCTCATAAAATTGGTTTTTAATCTCATTGGCTTTCTGCTGATCAACAAGAAAAACAAAGGGAATTGTCTTAGTGACAACCCCTTTATAAAATCCTGTAATCCTATTGTTATTCGTTTTAACGCTCCACTCAAAATCACGTAAATCACTATAATTCGCAAAGATACCAAGAGAAGTAAAGTCTAGTGTTTCATTGTTTGAATTTGTATGTTTAATTTTATCCAGCATATTTTCTCACAATCCTTCCGACTTCTCTGCCATCTAACATAACAACGAAAGAGCCGTCATTTAAAGCTTTTACAATAATATCGTGCATTCTATCTTCATCACTTAATAAGGCAATGATTCTATGCAATGCGTCTAGGATTTCATCAGCCCTATTGTTAGATGCCTGATTAATCATCTTCATTAATGTATCTCTTCCGGCCACAACTTCAGCGCCTGCTTCTCCAGCACCGAGCATCTGACCGTTAGACATTCCAAAAATAGTTGGAGCGTCCAAGATCATTGGATTGTCCATCGCTTGAGCGTACCATTTAATGCCTAGTGATAGGATTTTCCCCTTTAATAAATCCCCAACGTTCCAGCCGTTAGGTTTGATATTAAAATGAGGTAACGGAATATGAGGCCAAGAAATCTTAAAATTAAAGAATCCTTTAATCTTATTGATGATGGCTTTCACAAAGTTTGCAGCAGTGCTCATTGGAGACATGATAGCACTCTTGATACCGTTCCACACACTTGAGGCATGTGACTTAATAAAGTTAAAGCCTACTCTAACACCATTCTGCAACTCTCCTATAATCGCTAAAACTTTAGTCTTAGCACCGAAAATAGGACTTTCAATAACTTTCTTGATGTTATTGAAAATGCTTGATACGTGGCTTTTTAGACTGTTAAATAGGTTCTTCGCCGTGTTGACAAGCGAGCCACCCATACCGCTGATACCTTTAGCAATTCCGCTGATAAGCCCTTTTCCTAAGTTCCACCAATTGATAGCGTTCCATACTGCAAAAATGGCATAGATAATTTTAGGGATGTTGGCAATCAATGAAGGAATAGCCATTACTAATCCTTTAATGATTTCCGCAATAATCTTAATTCCCCACACAAAAATAGTCTGAGCACTATTAGAAAATGCATCTGCTAGGTTCGCTATGATAGTAGGCACTTTAGATATTAAAGTAGGAAGTGAACTCATTAACCCTTGAACTAAATAGAAGATTAACTTCATTCCCATTCCCACAAGCACTGGAAGATAAGTCAATACTGCTTGAGAGAATTGGAGTAACATGTCCAATCCTTTAGATATTAAAGTAGGCATATTACTAGAGATTGACTGACCTATTTTATCAATCATACCAGAACCAATTAGGCTAGATAATTGACTAAAAATAGGAGCGATAACACCAGGCAATGCGCCAATTAGACCAGCCACTAAATTAATAGCTGCAAGGATTAATGATGGTGCTAAATCAATAATCGTATTCATCAACTGTGGAGTTATCTGTATTAGTGCATTAGGTAGTGCATTAAATACTTCCTTGATTTTTGGAGTCACGTTTTTAGCGAGAGTTCCTAAGCTGGTAGTGAACTCACTGATAAGCGGTCCGACTGCCTGTTTAGGGTCTGCTAAACCTGTTAAAAGGTTATCCCATGACGCTTTTGTCATCTTCATAGCACCGTCGATGGTTTTCATCGCTTCTTCGCCAGTAGTACCAGTTATTCCGAGTTTGCCTTGAATAGCGTTAATTGCTTTGTATACATCACTTAAATTATTAATATCATAATGTATACCTGTCAGTTTTTCAGCGTCTTGTAAAAGTCGCTCCATTTCTGACTTAGTACCACCGTATCCCAATTTTAAATTCCTTTGTATTCATGTAAGGTCGTTAATCTTACATCGTTCTCTTACGAACTGCTTTATATCACTATAAAGAGTAGACTATCTCTTGAACGATATAATCGTTCCCTCGCACTTCCAATCACTTGATTGTACTCTACTCACTTTCATAACATTTATTATGTGCTTTCGATAGTCGTTACACCTTACTATTTCTAGTCTTGGCACGGTATTGTCTTTTCTAAGAGTTCCACCGTTTTCACGAGGTTTTAGTTGAACTATTTTGTTAATCCAACATTGTGTAGTTCTGCTTTGAGAACCCCTGATAAGCGTTTTGGATATCTTCCATATTGGTGCCCATCTTATTCGCATTATCAGCCATATCAATAACAGCCATATTAGCAACCTTAGCCGCTTCTGTCTCATTGGCTGTTGATTGCTTTAATGCTGCAGCAAAAGAAGTAATAGTGTTCATATAATCATTCGCACTCATTCCAGCCGTCTTATATGCTACTTTTGCATTATTCATGACTTCTGTCTGTGCCTGTATTAACTGATCATATTTTCCTTTCGCTTGTCCGACAGTCTCGCCGATTGATTTAGCGTACTTCTTTAGGCTCATGCCCTGAGCACCAAATAAGGTTTCGACACCACCAGCTAACTGCTCATACTCCGAATAAGAAGATACAGCGAACTTAGTAATAGTACCTATTGCAGCACCTGCTGCAGCAACTCCCTTAACCGCTAGCTTTCCAATTTTAGGAGCAATCTCCCCTATTTTACTAACGTGCTTTTCTAGTTTGCTGGATTCATCTTTTGCTGTGTTAGTTGTGTCTTTTAAATCTTTCTTTGTCTTATCAACGCCTTTCAGTCCGATGATACCAAAGAGTTTAAATAATTCTAACATTTATTTCCCCCTCTCTTTTTCTTAAAGATTAGGATTAAAACTGTTAAGAATTTCATAGGAGTCATTTATAGTTGTTTCCATCTCTTCATCGGTCATTGTTTCAGATGTTTCAATTCCTGTGTTTTTCTTCCATTTAGTCATCATTTCGTTCTTAAAGTCAGCAAATGACTTGTCATAAACTTTTGATTTCCAAATGTCGTATAACTTCTCGTCTGACACATTGTCAGCAAGTTCAGAAATGAACTCTGAAAAATTAGATAAAGAGATCATGTTATCAATCAACTCCATTGGATTTGAATATCTCTTATAAACCAAATCCATGAAGCCGACTTCTCCTATTTCAGCAATCCAGAAACAACCTTGTAAAAATCTTTGAATTCATCTTTTTGAAAGATTTCAATAATCATTTGTGCAAGTTCTGCAAGTGATAAGCATTCAACCTGCTTTCTATTTAGATTACTTACAGCTGATAAGAATTCAAAAACTTCATTTTCACATTTTCCAATGTTTTCAAAAATAACTGCGCAGCAAGAAAGAATGATATTGAAACCAACTTTTTCAGTTAGTTCCTCTTTTGATAGTCCTTCCTTATTTTCTGCTAGTTTAGCAATCTCATTTGCATTAAAGCATTTTTTGAATTCCATAATGCCAAACTTATTGATTAGTTTAATGATTAAAAATGCATCTGTTGCTTTTAATTTTCTTAATTTATATTCCATAAATAACTCCTTTCAATTCTTAATAATGGTTATGCAGCTACCGCATTAGGGTAATAAATGTGATAAGGTAGTACATTCTTATCAGATTGCTCTAATTCCGCATAACATTCAAATTCTGCTTCAGGTACTACCATCTTTTTATTTTCGCCTTCAATAGAAAGTCCTGATGTGCATAAAGCTTTATCAAAAATAACAATGATTGGAGTTCCATCAATCTTCTTTCCGACATACGCTAGATTTTCATAATAATCGCCTGTTTCAATCTGCGGTTTAGATACTAATTCTGTATATCCTGTCTTTCCAGCGTCTGCTGCTTCTTTAGCAAAAATAGATTTCTTAATAAAATCAGGAGTGATTTCTGCCATTTTAAACTTCATTTTCGCAGTTTCTCCAACTTTTAGGGTACCACCAACAAATTTTACAGTTGCTCCATCAATATCTAAGTCTAATAATTCCGGAGTAATTGTTACTGATCCACCACCTGAAGTGGCGCAAAATAATGATTCTACAAAGTTCCATTTATTGCCTTCGTATTTCAAGCCTTTGTGAATAGTTCCAGCACCTAGCATAATATTTTCAGGTGTTTTTGCTGTAATACCACTTGAAGGAATGATTTCATCTGCCATGTATTTATACCTCCCATTCCTGAATAGTTAAATTAATCTGTATTTTCTGCAATTCTATATCGTCTACACGAATCGGCATTGAATAGTCAAAATATACTGCTATGCCTGTTCCGCTCGGTAAGATGGCTCTCTTGTCTTTGAGAGCCTTTTTAATAATTTCCTTTTGCTTTTCTAATTTTAGATAACTGCCTCTTGTTACACCTGTAAGAATAAAGGTGGTTTCCTGGTAATTGGTCTCGGCACTGTATTCACTTTCTAAGTACTCGCCAACCCAATAAGGATATTCAACCTTATCAGTCTTGTAATAAAGAAAATGATAGTTCACAAGTGGTTTTAATGTCTTTGAAATAAATTTCAAGCCTTCTGGTGTCATTTTCCAATATCTCCAAAGATTTCCTCGGCTCTTGCTTGAATCTTCTTCTTAGAGGAGTTCTTAGCCTTCTCAAGTGCTCTGGATGGTGCTTTCCCTGTAGTAGTAACCCATCCATATTTAGGATGCTTATACTTCCACTTAGTTTTTCGGCCGTTTCCTTTAAGGGCATATTCACCTGTTCCGAACTCTTCCCATATAGCATTCTCTTCTGCTGATCCAACAATACCAATCATATTGTCAGAGTCTACTACATGCTCCCACGAGTTTTTTAACTGACCAGTGTCCACTCTGGTGTTTCTTTTAACTTGTGACTCAAGTTCTCCGCTTGCTTCTTCAAGAAACTTCAAAGCTGCATTCTCAATTTCGTCGATTATAAACATTGAGTTATCTTCAAACTGTACGCTCATCTTGTGCTCCTTTGTACTGTAGATATATCTCTAAGTGTTGATGTAAATTCATAGGATCATCAATGAGAGTTACATCATAGACTTCACCATTTACAATCAGTCTTGAGTTATCAGCCTTATAGCCTTTTAAATCCTTATAATCACAGATGAAGATATGAGTTGATTCCTGTACCTTTGCATTAAAGTTAGTGTAATGACTATCACCGCTTGATAAGTCTAAGAAGCCAAACAAAGAGATTGATTCCGCATAATCTTCAATGGGCTCACCAATCTCGTTGAATGAATAGATGCACTTTTGAAGAACCGCCGTAATGTTTCCACCTATCATGTTAGAACCTCGCTTTCATGTAAGGTTTTAGAAAGCCTGTGAGTGACTTTGGATAGCCAAGAGTGGAATTATCTCCATCCATGTTGAAATAGGTCACAGAGTGTCTAGAAATTGTTTCTGACTGTACTCCGACCTTGCTTCTATTCTCTTTATCCCATTTCATGAGGTTGATAACACCCATTTTAATGTCGGCAGGATATTCAACTTTAGTACATAAGACACGAGCCTCATTATTGACAGGCTTGTCAACCACAAAATCATGCTCATTTGCTTCTGTTACAGTATATAAAGCATCATTAAAAGATGAATTAGACACCTGTACAGTGTCACCAACCTTAAAAAATTGAGGACCATTAAAAGAAAAACGACCGTCTGAGATATTGGCGGTCGTTCTAAAATTGCGCATCTGGAAATTATTATTAGTGTATTTTCTAATCATCAACTCTAAGGCTTCTAATTTCATCTTGATGATTCCATCAGATTCATCCGTATCGTTCAAAAGCCTAAACTCTTCAATTGTCATGATCATAGAAAATCACCTCTTTTCTTATTTTTTAGCATTGCCTTTTGGCTTGGCTTCTGTTTTTGGCGCTTCTGAAACTGCCTCAGTTTCTTCTTTCACTTCTTCTACAGTATAGCCATGTTCTTCGAACCACTGTGCCACCCATTCGTCATATACTTCAGCCTTGCCATAAGCAAACTGAACACCTGCAGCACCGATGCCACAGTAATCTTCAATAGGTGTCTTCACTTCATAATGTTTCTTTTTATCCATAGTCATACCTCCTATAAGATTTTAACGTTTCTTAATACTCCAGCGCCTTTTGTATTCTTTAAGGCAACACAAGCAACCATTTCAACTTCACCCTTCTTGACTGCTCCTGGAGTGTTGAAATCAGGTAAATAAGTATTCACTCCGCTAGATCCTGTTAAAGTAACACCGTGGAATCCTTTCTTTACATCGAACTTAACAGCATAGATATCTGTTAATCCTGTCACGCTTGCTTCAGAACCAACTTTTCTAGTCTTTAATCCGATGATAGGAGTTTCAACAGCTGTTTCTCCTGAAGCAGTTACAACGTCTCCTAAATCAATTAATCTTACTTTATTTTCTCCAATAGTAGTAACGACACGGCCAAAAGCTTCTTCGCTTTCTGTCTTATATCCTAATACTCTAGCGACAGTCTGAATTTTAGACTTCATATCTTCATTCACAAATAAAGCATCTGCGCCTGTTCTGTTGATTAATTTGATTAATGCTTCATAGAATACACTGGCATTTTCTTCTAGCTTAGCCATTGTTGATAAGTCATAGTAAGCGCCTGCGTTAAATTCTGTTGTCTGACCAACTAAGAACTTGTCTAAGCCGTCAAAGGTTTCAGAGTTAGTTGCTGAATCTCCGTTAATCATAGCGTTATGGAATGTTCCGATTGCTGAGATGACCTTTTCATCAATCTGGTATGCCATGTTATCGTACATGCCTTCTGCATCCTTAATAACACGGTCAATTTCGAAAGCACCACCGAATACCTTTAAGTTAACGGCTTTCTGTTCTAATTTTGCTTCACTAGAAGCATATTCAGTATTTAAAGCACGGAATGCAGTGTTAGAAGGTAATTTAGTCTGTACATATCCATATGTTAATGTAGAGCCTCCACTTGGTGATACTGCATTATCGAATGGTAATAATTCTAATACTTCGGAATGTCTGATAAATGTGTCAACTACCTGTTCAGCGACTTTGTCATGCATTCCAACTTTCATGTCTTTTAATAAAATTGGCATATATTAATCCTCTCTTTATTCTTTATTTTCATATCTGTTTCTGATTGCTCCTGTCAAAGTGGTTGGTTCAGGAGTATCGTCGGTTTTGCCACCTGGTAAGTTATTTTCATCAATTTTCTTAGATGTTTGGGCTTCGAACTGATCAGGATAAATAGTCTTTAAATTCTTCATTTTTTCATCAATGCCTTTTAACTTGCCGTTTTCGTCAAGTTCAGCCTTAAAATCACTGTCATTACCTAATTTAAAAAGTAAATAATCAATGTCGTCAGCCTTAGCACCAGCTGAAAGAAGTTCAATCTTTAATGCTGACTCTGTCTTTGCTTTTTTTAGTTCTTCCTGCTGATTTCTGATAGTTGTCTCAAATTCTGCAATCTTAGCAGCCATATCTTCGCCTTTTCCGGCCGATTCTTTTAGACCTTCAATAAGTTTCTGAGCGTCCGTTAAATCGGTATCTTTCTTATTTAATAATTCCTCAAGAGCCGTATATTTGCCTTTATCAACGTATTTACCACTTGCTAGATTTGCAATCTTAATCTGTTTATCCTTATTCGCTTCATTGCCGTTATATGCATTTACTGCATTAGCCACCTGTTCAAATAACTCAGTGCCTAGAATATCCTTAAGAAAATCCATGTAATACCTCTCTCCGCTACGTTTTTAAATCTAGTGTCTTCTAGTGCGGTCGCAGTTTTAACATCATGCTGGATGAATTTTATAAACCTTTTAAATGCCATGTTCAGGGCAAAATAAAAAGAGCCTACGTCTAGACTCTATTTCTATTTCTGTTTAATACATTGTTTTTATTCTTGTATTGTGGTGGATCATGAGAAAGCTCTACTGTTTCATAGAACTCATGACCGCATATCATGCACTCATAGTGCGTTTTTCTGATTGCACAGCCTCTGTTTTTATCGAAGTATCTTCTTGATTCTACTTCAAAATAACAGTGCCTGTGTGGTCGCAGTCCTTCAGACATTAAATACCTCCTTTCAGGGTAAAATAAAAACGGTTCTGAGGAACCGTTTAAATATCTTTTTATCAAATTCGCTTGTAGACATTAGTACCAAGCCACCATGTATTCACTTTTAAAATTATTATTTTTAAAGTCGTCAGTTTTTGATATCTTCATTAATTTTGATGCTGCATGATTATAATAGAATCTAGTATTTACATCTTCGTTCGCCATTATACATTTTGGCTCAACAAAATCCTGTTTGTTAATATCCAAGGCAACATGTCCAAAGGAAGTACCGTTTTCAGGAAAATAATCACATTCAATGATATTATCTGTTCTTTTTACATTTTTTAAGATTACCATAATATTCATTTACCTCCTTCTGATAATTAAATACTTTTTGTGTTTCTTCATGAGCCTTTAAATGGCTCCAGTCAGGATGCAACTGTTTCATCGTTAATTCATAAAATTCATGTTCAAGCATCGTAATATCACATTGTTGAATCGTGCCTTCTGCTAATCTCTGCCAAGAAAGTGCAATATACGGATCATATTCAAATAATTCATCTTCAATATATGCATGTTTTTCAATAGTGTATTTTTTTACTTCATCAACTAATTCTTTTTTGAAACCTGTTCTTACTGAAATTTTAGCAGTATCAGTAGATTTTTTCAATATCTCATGATAATAATTTTTTGCCCATTCTATCGCTTCGTTTGTTTCTTTAAATGTTCCATATTTGTATTTCTCTATAATTCTACTTCCCGAATACTTAAATGGATTTAAATACTTTCTTTTGTAATCCTCAAAATCTTCTGTTTTATCAAGCCCATAATACTCGGCTCTTTCTTTCAGTGTCTTCAGTTCATCAGCATCTAAAGCCCACCTAGCACGCTGAAGGAGTGCACATCTACAGTTTACATCCTGTGAAGCAATCCCAAAGCCACCAGGATACATAACCTCCATGTCATCAACTACAAAAGGCTCATCTATTTCTGCAAGCTTCCCATCAAGAAGCCTGTGCATTGGTCTAGTTCTTCCATCTAGTGTAGCATCCCACTGCTTGACTACTTCACAACCTTTGGCTTTTGCTGCATGCTGCGCATCATTAGCGCTAAGAACCTGTATTCTATGCCCTTCGGTTCTAGCAATCCTCATTGCTTTATTAAAACCAATATTAGACGCTCCATCTATGTTTCTAGCAATGTGTGCATATGATGAGGATGTGGCTATGCCTCTTGAGATATGCTTTGCAATCTGTTTTTTGAGAACTCCAACATCAATACCCATTCTAGTATACAGTGGTACACTCAATTTAGTATTTAATGTCATAGCCCTTGTGACTTGCTTCTCATTGATAGGAGTAATTAGCGGTATGCCTTGGCCTTGAATATCATACATAGTTCCAACATATCCTGTGTAATAGGAATCTGTTAGATATCTTGTAATACTGTCATAAGAATCAATGTCTAAATTCCCAATCAGTTCATCTAACTGCTTTTTGAGATTCTCTTGAAACTTCTTCTGATATATCTGAGATTGAAGCAATGATTTCTGCTTTTCATCTAATTCATCAAATACAGAAAGGAGTAAATCAATCTTACCGTTTGAAATCCTTATTTTCTGTTCTACTTCTTTGGCTGCATCTTCATATATCTTTTTTAATTCCTTCAGAAGCTTCTTCTCTTCTCGCAGTTTGGCTTTTTCAACTTCTAGCTGTCGCTTATTCATCTGGCACCGTCTTGTTTAACGTATCGGTCACATCATCTACTTGCTCATACGCTTCTTTTGGCTTTGGGAGTTTATCTTTGATTTCTTCATAATCAATGTCCAACTGTTCACAAATCAATTTAACAATAGTCTCGTTATCGATTACTTCAGCAAGTGAAAGAATAGTATTAATTTCAGTCTGTCTCTTCTGAGCCTTTAATAATTCAATCTGTGCATTGTCTGATTCATTTGTTATGATTTCTTTTTCAAAACTGTAATAAACATCATCGATATCATAATCAGTCTTGTTGTTCTTATTGATTTCCTTTAGAACAACCTCAAGGATGTTATCCAGGAACTCCTCAATCCTTGCCTGTAGCTTATTGCACTTAAGATCTAGAAGAGCGTACCTTGATTTGATGACTACGTTTGTAACATTGCCGTCACCTACCTGAGCACTGTTGAATCCCATACCAAAGCGATAGATATTTTCTTCATCCTTATCCATGTTAGCAATTCTTGCCTGATAAGGCACTTCGATGGTATGAACTTCAAGCCCTCCGCCTTCCGGGGTTCCTATCATCTTCTTTGTTTTCAGATTGGTTTGTAATTCTTCAAAGTCATTCCCTTCAAAGCCCTTCACTACATAAGTTGGATGGTCAAAGTCGGCTAAGTTATTCGATAAACCACAAGACATCATGTCATAATCATCAATCAACGATTTAATAGTCTTGACTCCTGAATGCTGCTTCTTGTTGTTATCTAATCTAAAAAACGGAATATAGCCAAAATTTTCATAATAGATAGTATCATCACCATCTTTGGTGTAGATTACGTGTGGCCTTGGATTAATTCGTTCTGAATCATCTAAAAGAAGTCTTCCGTTTTCTTCCTGAACATAGTAATATGTCTGATTTTCATCCCATACCTGAATACGTTTAATTGCTTTGTTATCTTTGGTCAGTTTATCAATGTACCAATAAATGACATATGCGCATCCATCATCAGTCTCTCTTTCTCTGACTTCAATAACTCCTAGAGAATCAGCACGCTCGAATGTTAATCTGCCTTTCTTGTTTACGTAGACATACATATATTCAAAGCCTTTCGTGATAGCGCCAGTAATCACTTCACTAAGAGCGTTTTTGAATTTTCTATTGAAATACTTATTTAATTCTTTCTGCAGTTTAGTGTCGTCTGAGTGAACTATGCCGTCTTTTCCGCTCAAGATATACTGTACTTCCTGGTCCACCAATTCACCAAAGAAGCCGTGACACTTCTTAACATTGGCTCTAGTTGTATCTTCGACTAAGACACCATCCTGATTATAGTAGAACATTCTATAATCTAAGATATCGTGTTCAGACTCATAATAGCGTTCTCCGACTCTTGCGAGTCGCTTCTTTTTTGATGTCTTATCATCATTGATAAACTTCAAGATTTCTTCTTCTGTCAGCATTCAATCACCTCTTTTTCAAAGTCATCAGCTAAACCAACAATATGATCAGCATAATTTCCAAATAAATCGCACATTGTTTCTTCTGTATAGCAATCCATTGAGAAGCCTAGAGAAAATAAAAAACAGTGACATAATTCATGTATCACTGTTCTTCTTGTTAACTCCTTAGACATTCCTTTTCGAATATAGATTGTTTGTTCTAAAAACTTCGTAAGGCCTAGGATAGTGTTATCACCGTCGTTTAAAAAGTCCTTATCGCTGTCGGCATATTCCATTGTCCAGTTGATTCCATTAATACTAAATTCCATGTAGTTGTCTCCTTTATAAAGTCCACTTTTTCTGAAGTATTTCGTACTCCATGGCGTATCTAGTTGCATCAATAGCGTGGTTATTCTTATCAGGAAAGTCGCCTCTGAGGTTACCGTCCTTATCTTTTTCAATCTCATATTCATTAAATTCCCTGTAAGCATTAGGACATCTAACAGGATCTATGATGATTGATTCTAAGTCCTGTAAGAACTTAATACCGTTTTTTACACTGTCAGGGCCTTTCTTGGCGCCTGTTATTTTTAATCCTAACAGTTTGAACTCGTTTATAGTTCTTGGTTCAGCTGAATCGGCAGTGACCTGATCGTTAAGCGGGTTAATCTCTTTGATAAGTTTAACGGCATCAGCATTTGACAGCCTAGTGCCATATACTTCATCAAAAATAAATAGACGTCTGCGTGTCTTATCATAGTTAGCTTTGATAAAGGCCAAAGGGTCACCAGCATAGCCAAAGTCTAGTCCGAATTTTAATCTATCAAATACATCAATTTCTTCTTTTGTGATCTCTCTAATATCAAGGTTTGTAAAAACCTCACTACCTGTACCAGTTACCTCTCCCAAATAGTCATGTTTATACTTATCTGGCTTTGTCTCCTTCATGTGGTTGGCTTCAATTAGGAACTGCTCTCCAAGCCATTCAGGAGGTGCCTGTAAGTAAGTTGTATGAGAGACATATGTATCATCACTTTTTACTAGAACTTGCCTGTTGCACCAATTTCTTTGTGATTCAGGAGGATTGAAAGAATAAAAGACACAATACTCATGTCCACCACGCAGAAGAGACTGATTGATATTGGTTATCTTATCGTATGTTTCGAACTCGTCGCATTCTTCATACCAGACATATTTAACATAACCTATATGGACCTTTGTTGACTTCATTTTTTTAGGTTCATCGGCACCCTTGAATATTATCTGCTGACCTGTTGGCATATAAGTCATTTTTAATTTAGACTCAGGTATTAACCAATCATCTTGAGCACCTAACTTATAGATGCCCCACTTAATCTGTTCATATACTGAATCTCTGAGAGTGTCTTTTACTCTTCTCATGATAACAGCGTTACTCATAACACCTCGCTGTGCATCTCTCATAATGCCTAAAGGTATCTCAACACCGATAAAAGAAGATTTTAAAGAGCCACGCCCACCTTTAAGCCAATAATGCGTGTAGTCATTGTTTTTTACATGCTTATGAACTTCATAGAAAGCCGGACCAATGGTAGATTTCAAACTAACCTTATTCATCTATATCATCCACAATCACTGTCTTGCCGTTTGATGTAACATCCACATTATCTGTAAACATGCCAAAACGCTTGCCTAATAACTCTGCAGCTTTAAGCCTTTCTTTCTCGTCCGGAGGCTTCTGTATGACCTTCTGCATACCGTTACCACTCATGATCATTACCTAGGATTCTGATTTAGCGCGCATAACAGATGTTAGATATTCAACTATCTCCTGAATGTCGGCAGTATTCTCATTATGGATTTCTTCCATCTTTTCAAATATATACTTTTGTATCTCTTCTTTTTTTAAAAGCTTAGAAGCAAGAGGTGCTGCACTTATGGCACTTTTACAATTGGCATAGACTGCTAGATATGCTCTTGTAGCATTAGTATCTTTTAGATACTCATCACAAAATAGTTTCTGCTTTTCTGTCATAGTCGCGCCCCTTTCTTATCAAATAACAAAAAAGAGGCTTTATTATGCCTCTCTGCTTAATTTGCCTCTTTTTACCATTATATAACATTTAAATGCGCAATGTTGCGCCGTTTAACGTTTATAACCGTGTATTCACGCTAATCTAGAATAACAATCATCTTTTCAATTGCATCATGTATGTACTTCTCTGCTGTTCTCTGCGATACATGCAGCATGTCAGCTGTATCATAGATGCTCATTGATTCGATATATCGATAGAAAAGTACATCTCTATGATTGATATCATCTAGTTTATCTATATTTTGACGTATGAGAGCCATTTCTTCTAAACACCTATCCTTCATCATGATGTAATCGTTCTGAGTCTTGGGCTCTGAATATGAACCTGTCGGACTGTCTCTATATGAGATGGCTTTAACATTGATTAACTTATTCTGTAGATAGTCTGCTTTGTCTTTAAGATTTCTATATGATTTTAAATATGTTCTGACTTCTTCGGCTGTCATACGTTACCTCCTGATTACTCAAAAATGAAAAATAAATGAATCACTATCACCAGTACGAATAAAATAAAAAACAAAAATTAACCTCCTTTCTGGAGAAGAAGAAAACAGTCCTTTACTCTTCCTATTGGTTTTCAATTTCCGTCTTCTCTTCTCCCAGCAACACCATAACTTTAGTTGGATAGCAAAATTAGCGCTTCATACTCTTATTCAATTTGCAAAGTAAGGTGAATGAGATGGAAGCAAAGCCATGACACTGCTGTTGTTTGTTGGTTTTAGAATAGAAAAATATGTTGGGGCATCAAGTCCATGAGAGGAACTTGCTTTTAGAAACAGAATCTATTAAGTATGAGGGTCCTAATAAATTTTCTTGATAGTATATAAAATCTAATAAAGAACTCAATGCCCTGTTTGATTATCTGATGAACTTCTTTTGAATCTCTTCAAGAACCGTGTAGCAACTCTTTCGCTGCACTCTGTCATTGATTCTTATTCTTGATGTAACAATGCTTACGGTTCTATCACTAAAGCTTGTATGATTAAGAACTGCAATAATATCATCAGCATCAATCGGCATTCCCTTGTATTCAAGTTCCCCTTCTTCCTTTTTAGGAACAAATGTTGAAAGCCAGTCAAGTCTTGCCTTTGCTAGACTCATAGTGCTGTACTCTTCCTTGTGGATCATCTTCTTCTTGTAATAGAAAACGATTGCATACAGTCCACCTTCTGGCCATCTAGGAGGCAACTGGAATTCAAAGGTGCATTTATCTAAATTGATGATGCTGAACGTTCTGCGCATTCTTATCATGTCATTCTCGCTCATAGGCGCTCTAAAGTATTCCCATACTTCAACTAATCTAGCCACTTCTATACCTCCTCAATAGTCTCTTTATACTTATACTCAAATAATTTCTTTTTGATCATATAAACATCTGTCTTTCTGCCTTTGACATCTTCAACAATTCTGACATTGCCTATGTAGTAGACAAAGTCAGCGATGTATTGCATCTTTCTTCTTTTTCTCTTCTTTCCATCAATTACAATTTCAAATGATGGGATAAGTTCAAACGGCACCTGCAGTTGCAAGTCGTGGATTTCTCCGTTTTCTTGCATCTGTTTAAGTTCTAGATATCTCTTAGATTCTTTTTTGGAATCGAAGGTAATTCCATCAACAATCACCTTCTTAGCGTTATATTTACTCATTAGAATTGAATGTCATCCTCTTCCATAACCAATCCTTCATCCTCGAACTGATGAATCAGTCCATTATTCGCATAGTTATTAACAGGTGCTTGGCTATTTACTGGTGCTTGTGCTGCAGTAGCTGTATTACTATCTCTCTTTGTATTAATGAACTGTACAGAGTCAGCAATTACTTCTGTTACATAGACTTTTTGTCCTTGGTTATTATCATAGTTTCTTGTCTGAATGCGACCATCAACAGAAACGAGGGAACCTTTAGAGCAATAGCGCTCTGTATTTTCCGCAATCTTCCCCCAGCATACGCAGTTAATGAAATCAGCCTCCTGATCATCACTCTTGAAATTTCTTTCTACTGCTAGATTGAAAGAAGTAACAGCCTTCCCATTGCTTGTTCTTCTTAGTTCGGGGTCTCTTGTAAGTCTTCCGACTAATAAAGCACGATTTAACATTTTTAAACCTTCTTTCTTCATCCAGGAAACATATTGTCTAGATGATATTCTTTTATTTTCTTATACTTTTCTATCTCTTTTTCTTCTAATTCCACATTGAAAGAATCTAGAATCTTAACAATTATCTTCTGTACTTCTAGGCTTCTATGAACCTTTACTTTAAAGCTGTCAAATATCTCTGGTTTAATATTTAACCCTGTTTGATATCTGGTTAAAAAGTCAGGCATAGACATTTTAAGCACATAATACAGATATCTAGGTTCTACTTTATCTTTATCAATCTCAAACACTCCATATTTAGAGTCTACCTTTGTGTCATCATCAAGATAGATCATCTGTCCTTTTGTAGCACTTAACTGTATTAGACAATATGAAATGACGAGGAGGAAACAAAAAAAGTAACTCTCCTTAATTGTTCAATCGTGGATTTACCATTATACTTTGAGTAGAAATAAAAA